AGAATCTTAACTTTTGGGTTTGCCATTGTATGGAACTGGTGGTATTTACCTAAATGCTGATATATATCAGACTTTTTCTTCTTATATAAGAAGAATCAATAATATTTAGGTGTAAATGCCAACGTCCAGAGCACCGTCCTGAACTCCATCGGAAAGGTCCACAACATAGAGTGGTGTCTCGAAGGTATAATCTGTTCCGTTGAAGATGAGTACATCGTTTGTTGTTGCGGTTCCAACGACATTTGTGAGGTCTGTAAGAATAGCAACTGTAGAGATGCCAGCAGAGGACTTGGATGTTGCGATGAACTGTCCAGTAGATGCACTAAACTCAAGCACAGCACCATCTTCGAGGGCAGTTGTTGAGAGTCCAGCAACATCTGACAATAGACCAAGAGATGTAATACCACCAGCATCTGCACCTTCCCATTTGCCAGTGCTAGAGTTATATTTGAGAAACTTGTTGTCTACCTTGGTACTGTCGCGATCAACATCATCAAGATACTCAAGTCTGACTTCACCACCACCACCTTGAGCAGCAGCAGATTGAATAGACTGATATACCATCTTGCGTAGTTGATCAATCTCACGCTTCATTGCGTTAATCTCACTATCTTCCTCAGTAAGTTTCTCTTCCTCAGGGATAAGTTTCTCTAGAATCTCAGTTGCTTTGCTAACGGATTCATCAACTACAACTTCCTCCTTCTTATTTTCTTCCTCACGCTCCTCTGCTACCTCAAGCATTTCCTCGTGAGTCATTTCCTCAACAACTTCTTCCTCAATTGCCCCTGTATAATTTGTAGTATCTGGTTCAATGATTGGTGCTTCTTTTACCTCAATCTCTGAGAACAACCAACTCTCAAATACTTTTGCCTCTTTGATTTCTTTCTCCTTCTTTTCCTTTGCTTGCTTTTTGATATTAGCAAACTCTGTAAAGAGACTCTCTACATCAGTAACTACTTCAGGTTCTTTAATTTCTTTAATCTCTTTTTTCTTTGCTTCTTTCTTCTTCTTTTCTTCTATCTTTTTTTTATCCTTATGTGATACCTTATCCAACTCGGATAACACTCCACCAAGATCTCCTACAAGGGAGTCGAACTCATCTTGCTTCTTTTTTCTCTCGTCTCCAATCAGAGAAAAGAATTCGCCTAAGTTTGGGAGTTCATTACTTGGCATCGTCTTGCTTAAAACCTTGTTTGATTAACTTTTGAAGGTCTGCTGTAGAACCAACAAATAACGCATTATTTACGGTTGTAGGTCCCTTGACATCCTCCTCTTTTTCCAAGTCCTTCACTTTTTTCTGAAGATCCATCAGTTTATCTGTAGCATCAGATACATTTTTAATCAACTGACCGGCAACCTCGTATGCTCTAGGCATCTCACTGTCTTGTGCCAATTCTAAAATACTATTTATTGCATCTTGACCTTTTTCAATAATGGAATATAGATTACCTCTAGTGTAATCATAGTCCTTTTTAATGTCGTCTTTATTTGAGGTTAGTTTAGCAATTTCTCTCTTCATATCTGAAGGCGAAACAATTTCACTCTCAACATCGAAGGCGTCATTTAAATCATTGTATTTACTTGAAGTCATCAGATTGGATTAACATCAGTGTTTAATGTAGGACTAAACTCTTTAAAATCTTGGAAGAATGAAGTAGATTCATTGAATCCAAAATCATCTCCAATGTCAATGAGAGCATCATCAGCAGCAGTAATCAACTTAACGGCAGAACCTCTAACGTGTTGATCTGCGGTGCTACTGTCCTGACCACGTTTAACAGTCAGTTTATTGCCAGTGATTTTCTCAACGTACATCTCTTCACTATCTACATAAATGTAAGTCTCAGCAGTAATTGATGACGCACTGTCAACCGTAATATATCTCTCGTCAGCAGTAATATCCTCAGCAAGGGTGGTTACTACATCATCATTATAGTCCTTGATTGCTCTTGGAGTTACAGTATATCTCATTTCACGTTTTGGTCTATCAATTCCAGTCATAACATCCACAGTAGCCTTCTTAATAATCTTGCTATCCTGGACAGGACCGAACAGATGCGTCTTAGCAGTAAATGCGAGAGTATAAACTAAAGCAGTTCTTGTAGAAAAATCTCCCTCATACTGGTCATCCATTGAGATATTTTCCAGTTGAATTGGGATATCTTTTTTCTCATTAATCTCAGCAATCATAGTGATTGTAAGATTATATGATGGTTGAAAGTATGGAAGAATTTGTTCAATAATTTGAAGAGCATCCTCATTAGTCTTTGAAAGGATTGACAATTCAAATCTCATATTATATGGCACAGGCATATAAGTTTTTTTCTGAGTCTTAGAATTACTAGCATCCTTACTAATAAAGGTCTTAGTTGCTGTGGTTTTGCGAGTTGGGTCGTAAGACAAACCATTAAACTCAAATGACATTCTTGGCAACGTCATTTGAACAGGTTTATTCAAGTCAGGAACTTGCTCAAGTCTCGCTAAAAACTTTTGAGTAGGTCCATAGGCAAGAGGAACTTTCATAGCACTGACAGTATTGTCATTGCTATCTGTCTTCTTGATAATTATATTATTGAATAGAGTTCCAAAACCAATTACAGTTTTGCGAAGTAACTCGTGATAAAAATATTCAAACATACTTAGACACTACTATATTTTTTATTTATGGTTCTCCGAAAGGATTCTTTCTAGTAAAGTCTAGAAGACCATCTGCTTCGGATTCGATAATGATATTTTCTGCAAATTGATCAATAGGATTCATTTGGTCATCTTGTACACTTCTATATGAGTAGACGGCACCAGATTCAGAACCTCTGATTGCTTCACCTGGAGTAAAGCTGCCAGTAATGATACTGACCTCAAGAGTCTTATCAGTTCCATTCCACCTCTTGACTCTAGCGGTATTGCCAGACTGAGATCCAGTGACAACCTCATTATATTTGTAGTTGCCTCTTCCGAGAGTTGTTGGTGCTGCAACTGTGATACCTGGAATTTGAGTATATCCTGCACCAGCATTAGTGATATAAACTGCGGAGATATAATCATCAGTGAGCAGAGCATAACCTGCTGCTGTGGTTCCTCCTCCTGGTGCGCCAGAGAATGCAATACCTGGAGCAGTTGTATATCCAGAACCGCCACTGGTAACAGTCACAATACCAATAGTGCCAACGGTCCCGATACCAGTTGTCGCAATCGCTCCAGAACCAGTTGTACTGATAAAGGAGATACCTGGTGCTGTTGTGTAACCTCTACCAGGATTGAGAATTGCTACCTCACTGATACCAAATCCAGCATTTGTAAATGATATAACACTAGCATTTGTTCCACCAGATGGTGCTGATGAGATTGCTACTGTTGGTGTTGACTCCACATAGTTAAATCCATCATCGATCAATGTGACAAACTGGAAACCTCCATTGACAATAGTTGTTTCAGCAGCTGCTGTAGAACCAATGCCAACCAAATTGAGGACTTGAATGTATCCTGCTCTCTCAATATTATCGTCAATTTGCTCAACATTTGTATCAATTACCTCATCCTCATAACGGAAGAGTTCACATCTCAACTCATAAACATAAGTCTTTTGGAGTTGATAAAATGGTTGCTCGTGCTCTACAAACTTAATCTCAAAAAGTCTATCTCCCAGTGGGAAGTAAATCAAGTCTCCCTCTTTGGGACGAGTTGCAAGTCTTACGTTTGGAATGCTTTTTGATAATGGTGTAATATAATTTTCAAATCTTTCTCTAGAAATAATAAGAGTCAAATCATCAATTGGAGTTACTCCAAATTTTGATAAGATAGTTCCCTGCCCCTCAAATCCATCATATGTATTGACATATGCTTCAATGGGATATGCGTCTTTAAAGTCTGATTGAATGACTTCCTTAATGACAGTATTAGTCGTCATATATCTTCTAGGAAGATAATAAACTTCAACCCCGTACATACGGAGTTGCTCACTAATTAAACTCTGGACTAAATTTTGCTCAGAAGCGGTGCCCTGAGTGAAAAATGGATTAAGCATATCATCCAATCAGATCTAATGGGGGCATCTCATAATAAGTCATACTCTTCGTCATCAGGTCATCAATTTCTCTCTGACCATCATCATAAATTTGTCTTCCATTGAGTTCAACACCACCTGGAAGTCTTACACCATTAAATTTGATCAGGTTCATGCCCCATTGCTTCTTAGCAAGAGCAGATGCATATTTTTTAAGGAATGAGTCATTCCAAACCTGAGGTGCATCACCAGGATTTAGAATTCTCCAACAATCAATGATCAAATAATCGCCTACTGAGAGATCACTAAAATTAATATCAAGATAAAGACGATCTTGCCTTTTATTATATCTGATCTGCTTATGAGTCCTTAATAAGTAATTGAGAGTCTCTGTATATGATTTAGACATATAGTATGACAAAATATCTTGAGCTCCCCAACCAGACATACTGTTTAGATATCCACCCAGCATTCCTCCCATACCATTCATACCACCACCAATAAGACCACTAGTGGTCAACTCATCAAATGCAAATATTTTATTTACCCCAATAACTGAGTCTGGTATTTGTAAATAGTTGGCATTTTCTTCGTAAGCAAATGATACAGCAGTGCCAACAATCGTTGAAGTTGTGGTTTCTCTACCATATCCCTCGGTTGTATCATTAGGTGCTCTGCCCCTATCAATATCTGCCTGAGATACCTTATACTTCAGATAAGTTTGAATGACACCATCATAGTGTCGCTCATGAAAATATTGTACGGCATCGTCAATGATGTCCTCGAACTGATCATCAGATACGTTGACTTCCAAAACTGGCGCTCCCAGTTTTCTCTTAACGTATCCTATGAGTTCTCCTCTTGTTCCTGGTTGCGCCATTGAATAATTCCTTATTCTTCTATGTCTATTTATCAGACTATAACTACACCACCTTGTGCCAATCTTACGGTTTGAAGATCTGAGTCATCATCAGCACCTGCTTTGGACTCAATTGTAAGCACAACATCATAAAAATATCTACCTCTCTTGATAGCATCAGTTTGAACATCTGTCAAAACCAGTTTGACAACTCCGTTAGCAGCATCGGAAAATGTAGCAGTAAATGTTGCTGCAAATGCTACTGACTCTGGAAACTGTTTGATTTTTGATGTCATAACATGAGATGAGAATCCACTAAAATCTATCGGAAGATTAGATTCTGTCTCTCTGATAGTAAAGAGTTGTTGATAGTCAATACCCTTTGGTATCACTAGACTTTCGGTAATTGTTTCGTTATCGGTTAATTGTATTAATGCCATTATAGTATCCCTGTAAATGGTTCTACCCAGTCTTCAGCAGCATTAGTTTCTGTTCTAATGGAAATACCAGCATCAGTACAAGATGCAATAAATCTAGTAAGAGATGCTTGAACTGTTGCTTGTGTCATACTTCCGGATTGATCTAAAAATAGAGCAACCTCAGTATCTGTACCCGTTACTAATCCAACCAATCCAAACCAATCAGATGATGTGGTTGAGATTCCATTATCTCTTGCAACACCTTTTACTTGAGGTGATGTTCCAAATCCACTATCATAGTTTGATGGAATATTTAGAATGGTATCAATACTGGAGGATACAATTCCAGAGGTGGTTGGTTGGAGGAGATAATGTAATCTGTTGGGCCAATTTGTTTTAAAACTTGCCCACTTATCATAAAATGTTGCTGTTGAAAAATTGCTTGCTTCGTCAATAACAGCAATACATTTCATCTCTGGACCAGTCTCTGCCTGTGAGATCCCAACATTGATGTCAATATTGCCGTCCATTATTCTTCTTTTATATCCACTCGCCCCCTCAGTTGCTACAACCTCGTAGGTATATCTGGGACTATTTTTATCAAGATTTGTTGTGATACCTGAGTTTATCAATACAGTTACGATACCTGCCGAAGAATTTGAGGTATCAAATCCAACTGTTACAATATCCTCTGCAGTTGAGGACGCATATCCAGCATACTTTTTAATAGAACCTGAAAAACCATATCCACTTACATCAAAAATAGTGTCTCCAGAACCTACTAACTTTATACCGTAAATGGTATCAGCATATTGATCGACTTTTAGATTTACCCTTTGAGATGATCCGATTCTATCAAAGGGTACGTGTATTAATCCCATTTTTACCCCAGTTTTTCTATGAAGGATTTAAAGAGATCCTTTATCTCGCTCACATCACTCTTAAGAGTATCAATCTCACTTTCCAGGTTATTCACCTTATCAGTTTCTTTTTCTTTTTGCCTCTTTAGATGCATATAATTCTCATATTCATATTTAGAGTCATTTACAATAGCATTACTCCCCTGATCTCTCAGGAGAGTATGACTGTCTTTGACTTTAATGTATTCTCCCATCACGCTAGAGCAATTGCTCTCATAGTCTTGATCTTAGGCACATATGCCTGATTCGTTGATGTCATTACAATCTTGATTCTAAAATATTTGAACTCTGCAAGATCGTTCGCTGTAAACGCATAATTTGAGTAACTATCTGGATCAGATATAGACTGAAGCACGTAGTTCTTATCAACAACTACATCAGATGTTCCATCACTATTCTCCAAATTAATTACCTGACCATTTTGATCAAGGTTTGCATATCCTGGGAATGGTGTAAAGATTGGATCTGCAACGTCCTCATTTGATATTGAGTAGAATACTCTTAAATCAGAGTAGTTGTTGATATGTGCGTTCAGATAAACTTTGATAGAATTTGCTGGATTCTTCAAACTAATTGACTTAGTTACATACTGACAATCTGACGGATCCTCAAACATACTATCAACTCTAGGATCTGCCGCATAATCTGTGACTACACTATTAATACGATTAGATGTTGTAATCATATTAACTCTGGTCGTATCAATGACAGGGGAGAGTCTTGGGTTATCTGATGTCATATTCATCAGTAAGGTCATAGACTTGTTACCTGGCAGAGTGCTTAAGATCTGTTTTTCATTGATCTTAGATGCGATAAGTCTAGGATCTGGGAGATAGTTTGTTTCATTAAGTACTATTGATTCAAATCCTTTATCAATAAATGATACCTCATTTCCACTGATGCTAGTTCCGCTAACGGATCTGATCGACGCATCAAGAGATGTCTGATTTGGTACAAACAGATTGACGTTTGGTGTGATTGCTTCGTATGGGATATTTTGAGTTGCAGTAACGTTATTGCCACCCTCAGTCTTAGTCTCATTGAAGTAAAGTGGATTGTAAGTGTTATTTCCTATACCTCTATTGACACCAGCAGTTGTATCTGACATATCAATAACAATGTCATAAGAGTTAAGTGTAATAGAACCAGGTTTGGGATTATGAGTTCTGTTAACTCTTCTCAGTGATACACCATTTAACTCATACTTGTAGATTATGTCTCCACTAGCAATTGCCTTAGGCATAGACCCGTCAATTGCTCTAGTAACAGCAATGAGTTGACTGTTCGCTACACCTTCATACTTGATAATTTCTTCATTAATTGAGATATATCCAGGGTTAACAGCAGATATTGCAACACCTTCAAAGTTTTCATATACAGTAACGTCATCAAGTGCAATTGGACCATCATATGTCTTGTTATATCCAGTGGTTGCCTTCGATGGTACTACATCTGACAAGACTCCATTGATACTTACGAAGTTTGTTGGTGTGTGCATACCGTGGTTCTTATGATTGATTGTAAACTCAAGACCATCAGTTACAATATCAATTGGTTCACTGATATGGAGACTGGTTCCAGCACCAGTGATTGCTGTGACAACTCCAACAGTATTATAAACAAACAACGTATTTGCGATACCAAGAGCAAAGTTTCCTTGGACGTTATCCAAGATTAACTCGTTAGAGTCTCCAACTCCTTGAATAGATGCTTTAAATCCACTACCAAGACCTTGACTACCCAGAGGTGCAGTTACAACATCACCTTCTGCATATCCAAATCCACCATCGACAAGTTCAATACCAGCAACGATACCGTTTTGTACAACAACATTTGCAGTTGCGTTTTTACCAACTCCAGTTACATTTTGGAGAGAAATATTGCTGTATGTAAGAGTTGATGTTGATGGTGTGTATCCAATACCTGCTGTGGTGACTGACAATGCAGATACAATACCAACCGCAGAGATATAATTGCCAGATGCACCAGTTGTTGGTTGAATAACTGTGTTTCCTGGTATTAGATTAGTATTACTTGCAATTGAAGTTGACAATCCAAGTCTAATATTTCTAGATTTGGTTATTACAGGATTCTGAACCAATACTGGGACTTGTCCATTACCTCTAGCAAGATTTGGATTAAAGAATGAGATATCTCCAGTTGATACAAAATCTGCTCTATACAGAGTAAACTTCATATCATCAAAGATGCTTGGTTCCCAAGCACCAGCATTTTGTGACTTATACAATGCACCAATGGTTGGTTTTGTTGATACAAGAATCTGTGACGAAGTTGCGACAGATTGTGTCTTGATATCTACTTCGCCAAGTCTAGATGTCCAAATTTGATATTCATTTGAGTTTGAGAGTAAGACGATTGCATACTTCTTACCACCCTCCAGATATACTGGAGATTCAAAAATAAAACTTGTTGCAGTCGAAGCATCTGTGGACACATTTACACATTTGCTATCAAGTGTTACCTCGGAGAATGGAAGAATGATATCTGATGGAGTATGATACTCAGTGCTTCTAATTTGACAAGTTACAGGCAGCTGACTGTCCTTGGACTGGAAGAACATATCAAGTCTTGTGAGATATACACCAGTCTTATCATCAACAGTAAATGTTTGTGCGAGTGGGTCAAGATACTTGCCAGTGAATGTTGAGATATCCGAGTCATTAAAGAGTGACTTGTCAACTTTTCTAGCAAACTTAACTGCTGCTACGTCGTCATATACAGACTGAATAGACCCAACAGATGAATAAATTTCCTCAGAGACGCTAGTAATAACTTGAGTTGAGGTGCTGTTAAGATCGCTATTTGTCAGTTTAAATACCTTATCACCAGCAGTAAACTTGGGATTAACGTCAATACTTGCATCTGGGATATAGAATGATCCCATAACTGTTCCAGTTTCATCAGTAATCAGTCTGACTTCTTGAACAATTGCTTCAGCGCCACTGCTCTCACCATAAAGTTTCATTCCCTGATTAATGAAACCGTAGTATTCACCTTGTGGTTCATTTGCTAAAGAGAAGATATCTACGTTGACAACGGTTGAAGTAGATGAATAATTTGTTGGGATATTCAGTGTTGTTTCATATGGATTCTGTTCAAATGTAGTTGCTGGATTCAGATATGAACCAGTTTTATGATTTGATTTTGCTGCTCTAAAACTAATATAAGGATTAACATCACTTGGTGATACATTATAGTCAACACTTGGGAAGTACCCCTTAATTGTTTCACCAACAATAAATGCTCCACCAACCATATCAACTTCGATAAGTTTTGGAATGATATACTGATTAACATCTACTCCATCGAAAAACGCATACATTTGACTGTTTGGTTTGAGTCTCTTAGAAACAAACTCTACATTCCTGGATCTTATCATTGGGATGATGTCCCCAACACTCAACTCTGATGTCTCTACGGACACAGCAGATGCTTCTACATCAGATGTGATGGATTTAACTTCATCGCCAACTTGACCCAATCCAATCCAGTCTTTGGTTCCTGATTGTGTAGTATCAGATCCATAGAATGTTGGATAAACTGAATTTGCTTCTGCCTCATCAAGAAGACCTAAATTTTCAGTCCACAATGTGTTCCAGGAATTCCAAATTGTTGGCAGGAATCCGATTTGTGAGTCAAACTGTTCCACTTTAGTAACAGTTTTGATTGATGCAGTATAATCACCAGCAATCTGTAGATTTTCTGGTTCAACATTAACTTCATCAACCCAAACATCAGAGGATGGTCTCAATTCAACCGTTCCCTCCCAGAAGTTGACTAAGTATGGAGTCAGTTTTTCTGTTCTGGTAGCGAATTTTTGTGACAACCACTCTTGAGTTGTATAATCAAGAGTAACAACATCTCCAGTTTTTCTGATGTTTGATCCCTTAAGATCAGTAGCAAAGTTTAAGTCTGCATATGGATCAGATGATTGCCCAAGTCCAATAACGGAACTTGATCCAAGTACCAGATCAACTGCTGTTGTATAATGAGATGGTCTAATCTCACCATTGTTTGGATTGATGGAGTTTTTGACTCCGTTCCTCAGGTCTTGATTAGTGCTGTTTTTGAAACTATCAACAATAAATCCAGACTTAAACTTGTTAATACCATTATTATCTGAGATTACAAGGTTTGAGGTCTCAGATTCTAATGCTGTCAGTTTTGTAAATTTCTCAAGAGTCTTGATTCTCTTTTCAAGAGTTGAGATGTCACTCATGGTGAATCTCTTATATTTCTTCTGTTTGACAGAAGCATTATCGGTATTATAGAGATATGGTGGCAGGAAGATCTCTGCTACCTCAATTGAGTCATCAATTGCTGCTGGTGGTGCTGGTTGTTCAGCAGGTGTTCCACTTACAACTTTGAATACTCCATTCTTATTGACATAAACCTTGTCAATTCTTGGCAGATAGAAACTATAGTCAAGTAGGATTGACTCATCTGGAGCAAGGATATTCTTAGCACTGTTTCCATCTTGAGTGAAGGATCTTCCAGCAAACTCAAATGGTGAGGTAGAACCCTCGGTGAGTGAATAAGTGGAAACTCTTGGACGAATATCAATCATATCCGTATTCCTCAGATCCTTGTAGTAAGGAACCTGCTTAGAGTAATCGATTGTACTGTAAGAATTGACGGTTGTGATATCACCAGTATCGTTTAAGTCATAGAATGCGTGTTGGAAGTAAACCTTAATCTTCTTCTTTGGAGCATCTTTACCGACAATACGTCTGATTCTTGCGTAATCATAGAATGTATCTCTCTGACCATTATCTAATTGATAAGAATCTGTAATATCTCTGCTACCAGTATTGATATCAGCAACGACTGCTTCAATACCAGATTCCTCAAATGTAATTTTTTCTCCAACAGCAAATGACTTTTTATTGGATGCAACATACTCTACAATGACGTCATTCTTCTTCTCAACATAGGTTCCTCTTGCATTGCTGACTGTTCCAATGATAGTCTCGCCTAAGATGAGGTCTAATGTTGTCGCATTGGGTCCTGTAAGCGCCGTGAGCACTAATTGAGGGGCACTAGGGTCAGATGTATCGTATGATTCAAATACGCCACGCAAGGAGAGTGCATCAGGCACATTCAATGATATCTCCTCATCCTGAACACGAGTGCCGTATGGATAGTTGCCGTATGCAAGACCATCATTAAGAGTGGTTGTTCCAACACCAGCAGAGACTTGAGTTGATTTCGCAACAATAATGCTGCTAGATCTTTGATTCTCTTTCTGTTTTGATACAACGTTAATCTTTCTCAGAGTTGTAACAAGACGTGCTGCTCCACCAAATTTGTTTACATTATTAATTGTCAATCGGGTATCACCAGCACCAAAGGTCAACATATCCCTTGTCAGTGGTTCAATAGTACCATCAACAAATGTCAGTGAGTATCTTTCCTCGTCAAATGGCAGGAAGGTTTCGTTGGTTTCTGCTGAGATTGTATTTGTTGAGTTGTTAGTTACAGTAACATCATACTGCTTTCTGATTGTCAGATTTGATGATGAGAGATTAACATCAGAGATGTTTCTCCTTGGCATTGCTGTAAATAGAGTGTTATCTGAAGATGTTGTTGTTTTTGCGGAGATAAGGTCTAAGTTTGGAACATTGAGTGTTGTACTTGGCAAGGAACCATTACAGATTCCTGTAATGGTTGCAACTGGAGCAACAGTAACAACAGTAAATGCTCCCTGAGTATTAATTGTTCTAATCTCTGCATATGATGGCAGATATACAACATTTGAATTTTTGATATCAAATGTCTCAGTCGAATAGGAGATAAACTCTACAAGATCTCCTGCTTCTAATCCAGTCTCAAATGAAACAGTTTGTCCATCAACCGCAGTATAAAGAGTTGAATCAAAGAGGACGCCGTTTACATAAACATCTACAAAACCAATTGTATAAATGACACTAAAATTCTTTTGGTTGGCAATTGTTGTAAACTTACTGCTAGTAAAGAATCCTGGTTCAAAAACAACAGTGTCTACAAGGTCTCCAACAAACAATGGATAATTGATTTCAAGTGATGTTCCACCTTGAACAATAGAGAAGTCAGTCTTATTATACTTAACTCCGTCCACAAATAAGTCTACATAATTATTTTTGGTGTCATAATTGATAATTTTTTGATTCTCTGAGATTGATGTAGTAAAACCAGCGCCTCTATCAGTACCATATCCAATAATCTCAACTTTATCACCATTCTCTGCTCCTACTGAAATGTAGATTGAAGATGAACTAGAACCAACATATTCAATACCTTCTCTGAGTTTTATGCCATTGTAAAATACATTAGTTTTACCAGCGACGAATGGACCCGCAAATCCAGTTTGAAGACCTACGGCAGTTACTGTGTTAATACCAGTAACAGTTCCTGCTGCATTTTCAATAATCTCTATAACATCTCCTGAGGATGTTGCATTGTTTAATGAAACGCTAGTTCCATTTTTTGCTGTGTACTCAAGGTCTTTTAAGAGTTTAACACCATTGAGATAAACTTCTTCGTTTCCTGGAGCATATGCACTGGCGAATATAGTTTGTGGTACAGTTGTTGTTACCGTAGTCAAACCAACTTTTGTACCCCTAGTATATGGATCGAATTCTGCTTGCACTCCGTTTCCAAGTGCTGGAGAATCTAAGAGAATAAACTCATCTCCACTATAAACAGAGAACTGACTATCATCAATTTTAATGCCATTGATGTACAGTTGTGTGTTTGCTATTTGAGAGGATGTAAGATTGGATGTAGTTGAGAATGGAACAACAGTTTGTCCAGCATAAGCAAGGACTTCTTGTCTATCTTTGATACCACCAATAAATCCATTTACATTAAGTTCATCATCCTCATATGATGCAACATTAAGCATAATGCCAGTTGAACCTGTAGAGACGTACTCAGATTCTGACAAGTGTATACCATTAAGATATACATCTTCGGCACCAGGAACGTGATAAACTAAAAATGCTCTTTGTCCGTTTGCAACGGATGATGTTGAGATTCCCTTAGTTGAAGAATTCTCGAGAATAAAGTTCTCAGAGTTATAATAAGATACAATATTTCCAGGTTTTAATAGATTGGCAAAAGTTAAATTTGGAAGAGTAACTACACTTGTGTTTTTTGCTAAGTCTCTAAGAGAGACTGTTGCTTCGCCCAAAGACAATTTTGTTGTCAGAGTTGTGTCTGCATTGAACGTGCCTGCTGCACCAACAAAACCATAGATGGATTTTACGTCTTCAAGACCATTTGCGGTAATAGCAAGAGCGATTCTTCCATCATCTTTACCGTTAATAACAAAACTTTCTCCAGCAGAAAAAGATCCCTTTGTATCATAGAGTTTGAGTGCCTTACTATTAGTGACAGTATCCTTAATAAATCCTGTTGCACCACTAGACTTACCTTTTACAAAGGTTGATTTTGATACATTGATTGGTTGACTTAAAGTGATATTTGTATATGTTTGAATATCATACAGTGAAATGTCCCACTCGTTTGCATCTAGATTAGTTGCATTATATGAACCACTCTCTAATGCAAAGTCATAGACTCTCGCAAGACCAACTTCTTCTCCAGCAGCAATCTTGTCGATTGCTTTTCTTGAGTTTCTTAAACTTACAGTATATGATGTGTTGATACCCAATACTGGAGTTCCAGCAACGTTATTCAAGGACACTGACGGTCCAGTCAAATAATTTAATCCTTGACTTTTATATTCTTTAGTTGTTCTTGGTTTTTCTACATCTAAGAATGTAGGTGCCTTAGTTTCAACTCTATATCCACGAATGTATGCTAAACCTGGAGATAATCTAAACAGAGCAAGATCATCTGAAGGAGTATTTCCTTCATAAGTCAGTTGATTTACTTTAAATACTCCATTATTACCCTGATTATCATTTAATGAGTTTAAAGTAGAGAGTTTAAATGGTCTTACATAGTAGTCACCAGACTCCTCGTAAGTTCTGGATGCAAGAGCATCGTTAAGTAAATTATATTGTGAATTATTAGGCGCAGTTCTTACTACACCGTCTTGTATGGTTGCAATCTCAACAAAATTATCATCTTCAAAATCTGATAGTGCTTTTTTGCTGAGAACCGCAGTAATTTTAAATCTATCTGCACCTGGAGCAGTATAGTTATTATATCCCTGTGAGTTGTCGTATAGTGTAGGATCTACATCTGCAGTAACATACTCCTCAACAACATCAAAACCAATTCTATAACTTGGAGTATTTGTATACTGATCAAGAATAATTGATTGAGTTTCTACATTGACAAAGGTTCCTCTCAGGAAATATACTCCATCTTCAACTGAGAAAGATGAACCGGTTGATGTTGAACTGTCACTAATGGTAGTCGCAAATGTTTCATTCTCAATGAAGATGACATTTGATGTGCGAATTCCACCTTCAGTAAGTAAGTTTTCACCACTGTTAAATGCTTGAGAAGCATTATTTACATTTGATGAGATGTAACTTACATATAAAGTTGTGTTATTTTTGTCCGACTCTGACTGTAAAAGTACCTTTTCAACTCTTGCTCTAACTCCAGATTGTTCACCACGAATCGTCTGACCTACTAGAAAACTAGCATAAGATGACAACGTAATCCCAGCAAAAGAGTTTTCCAACTCAACTGCAAAATACTGACTGTTAAAAGTTGTCTGACCGGGAATGACCTTCGCGCCCTCTTTAAAGACGTGGTTGCCAAACTGTTCAACCTGATTCTGAAGAATCGACTGTAAGGTAGTCAGTTCACGAGCTTGAACTGGATACCCTGGTTTAAACAGTACCTTGTAATAGTTTTTGTTAGGATCAAAGTCGTCAAAGTATGGAGCGACATTGAGATTAGTTTCCTGTGGCATCTGTCTTTATTAGAATTGCAAAATAACCTTGATATCTTCTTTTTGGTTGGTCGATCTGGTAATAGAGGGTCTATTATCGACGTAAATTATGTTTCCAGAATATTTTTCAACCTCAGGTTGTGCCACACCATTCACGAAAGACTGACCAAGATTGTAAGTTCTATTATTTATTACCGTAGTAATACCGGAAAACCCAGTATCAATAAGCAGTCCTGTGCTTACTTCATTATTGAAGACAATCGTAGAACCACCAACTCCAATGCTACCAAATTTATTCAGTTGGAGTCCATAATCAGGGTCGATGTTTTGAGTACCATCAGTATTGAAACCTGCCATACTCTTGTCTTGCCAATACTTTAGGACACCAGTTATGTTGTCGTAAGATATGACACGACCAACAGCAGTTGACGCTACGCCAACAGTCTGAGTAACAAAAGAGTCTGCGGTTGGGGTAAATGTTGTCGTTGCTGACCCAGTTAACCTGAGAGCATAAACACCACTTGCCTTATCTAGGTTCAAATTAGATGATGAGTTATATGCTTTGGGATTCTCAACAATACCAACTCTTGCGATTTCATTACCAACAACAAAGTCTGGGTTCTCCAAATCATTTTCAATTCTAGAGTAAATCAAAACATTTTTAGCACCCAATTCACGATAAATGTCGGCACCGTGACCACCCTGAGGAGGCACAATGACATCAAATATTGGAGTTGTAGAACCAGTTGGAACGCTACCACCAACAAGATCTATAATACCGTAAGTATATCCAGAACCACCTTTTGAAATATTGATTGACTCAACTTTAGAGTCATTACCAATGATGATTGTTGCCTCAGCACCCCTTCCATTTCCCTTAATGGGAACTCTTGTATAGGTTCTATTTGCAGTACCAAGACCAACTCCCCGGTTGGTTACTGTGACAATCTTTAACTGTCCACTAGTGGCAGCATTTTCTCTCACTGCAGCATTGTCTGTGCCGGTTTTCCAATCTGATGGGACTGGAATAAAGTCAATAGAGTCAAATTTTACAATATCAGCAGGATTGACAGTGTATAGGTACTTCCAAACATATCCATCACCACTAGTTCCTGCTGCTCTAGGTTCCAAGTCAGTAAAGTCTGGTTCGTCCAGCGATGGTCTTCCAGATGTATTTTCAGGATCAGTACCGTTTTGCAAGCAAATATAAACTTTAAATTTACTATTCATTACATAGTAATTTGCATCATACAAATGCGTTGCATTTGATGGCAATGACAGATTATCTCTATTGATATCCTGTCTGTACATATCATAAGTTGAACCAGAGGTCCAATCAATTTTTTTAACAACTCTTCTTACATCATTCGATGTAATTTTTTTAAGAGAAACTATAGTGTCCCAGGTGTCATCCTCATCTTGAAAACTATCCTTTGGGGCAGGAGGACTAGTGTTCCAAGTAGGACCAATTTCGGTTGCGTTTGGTAGACCAATGAAAGAATAATAGGCATTTTCCGTAGAACCTACAGATGTTACGAAATTCTTCGCACTTAATATTCTAAATTGGTCAGTTATAATTGCCGACATTTTCTATGGGACGTTTTTTCTTATTTATCAACTAAATGTGATGGTCTTTTATTTTTTATTTATTTAGACCAGATAGTTTTTATTCTCTAGAGGAAGAACCCTTCTAACGAATGCAGAGGTTTCAATTCCAGTTACTCCATCTTCATTATAAAAATTAAACTCACGTCCAGATGTTCTATTAGTTGTTTCAATTTTACCCCAACTGTAAGTTCCAAGATTATCATCAAAACTACCATCGATGTTGGTTGCACTAATCTTACAATAGACTCTTCTAATAGTTGTTGTGATACCTGCAACTACTACGTCCACAGCACCAGTTCTTGCTGCTTGATAAACACCATCGCTGTGATGAGTTACAATGCCAATTACTGTATCGTCAATTCTAAGAGTATTGTAATTACTTGCAGTAACTCCAACTCCAGTTCCATAAACTGTAAAGTAGTCTCCACCAATAATTTGACTGATAGTAACTGCTGTACCAACAATGGTAGTATCTCTCATATAAGAACCAGGTGGGATATGAAGATCAAACATAATTTCACTAGGGTTCACATCTGAGGTTGATATGCCAATAATCTCACCAAAATCACCTTTGTAACTTACATTCTCTATGGTTTCCACAACTGCTTGTGGGTGAGCAATCAGTACAGTTGGTGCTTGTGTGTATCCAGATCCTGCGTTGGTGATAGACAGTGAACCGACTTTTGCTCCAGATAAAGTTGCTGTAGTAGTTGCAGTTGTTCCAAGACCAACAGAATTCTCAATTGAAACTATAGGTGCCATAGTATAACCAACACCAGCATTTGTGATAGTCAGTCCAGTTACAGTGCCATTAGCATCAATGGTAGCAGTTGCTGCAGCACTTACTTGTGTATCCTGAGTCATTATTTGGATATCAGTTCTGGTTTTTGGTGGAGTTGGATTCTCATTTTGCGAATCAAAGAATGTTCTTGCATTCAAGACATAGATTGATTGATCATTTGATCCGACAGGTTGAATGACATTTGTTGCAGGGAAGATATTTGCCTCATATTCCTCACGAGATTTATCAACACTTTGACCATTAATTGTAATATCTTGTCTCTGCTTACACCAGATGACTGGTCTAAGTTCTCCAGTTGTAATAATACCGGGACCAGTATATGTGTTTGTTTCTACAACATCAACAGATGAGATGTCAAATACAGTTCTTGCCTTTTCGCGTTCCAGTGAATTGTCACTGGTCAATGTCAACTTATCACCAACTTTAACAGTCTCAAGAATGTCTTTTTCTAAAACGTCAGTTGTCTCATTGCCGCGATAGAAGATAATTGTGCATTTGTAATCAGATTTTGGTGGTTCTGTAAACACAATAATACTTCCACCAGCAAACTCATATGCCTCACCAGGAACCTGTAAGACATTATCAATAAAGACGAGCAGAGTCTGATCAAGATCAACACCGTCAAATCCAATAATTGATTGTCTTATACCATCAATTGCGAGAGGGAATTCACTATCAAATCCATTAAACTTGTCTTCAATCTTATCAAAGACTACCAGATTACCAAGAGTCCATCCACTAAACTGCTGAGAGTAAGTATCAATGACATTAATCTCAAATTGATTGAATGTCTTGCTGGTATTCAGAGGAACACCCATTGTTCCACCAACAGCAACAGTGAGGCGATCTCCAAATGTGTAACCAAGACCACTGTTGACGATGATGCCATCAATGACACTAGATCCTTGTCCAACAACAATACTTACACTTGCACCAGTACCAATACCAGTAGTTCCACTTACGTAATCCAATACCAGATTCTCATATGAGAATGGTGAATCAAATACAACCTCAGGTGGATTAGATGATGTATATCCAAATCCAGGATTTGTGATTTGGACGCTAACAACGTTTCCATTCAAGACTGATGCAATACCAACTGGTGTCAGAGTTGAGAGACCTACAGTAGACGTTGCAAGAGATACATTTACTGTCTGTAGACCAGATCTATATCCAGATCCAGTAAGACCGATTGCAATCGATCCAATGGTGCCTGTATCGGTTACAACTGCTGTACCACCTGCTGCAACTAATGCTTGATACCCATTACCATAAGTAGATCCTATAGATGTGATCTTTCCTCCAGTTGGTGGTCCATTAAAGAAGATTGAGGTGACACCAACTGTCTCTTCCATATACTGATTTTGTATAATTGATTGAGCACTAAATCTTGTTGGTGATTGGAAGAAACCATCTAACAATATAATACCATTATTTGTGGAGATTCCAGTTAGTGTAGATGCGGTTCCAGTGGACAGAGTAAACTCCGTTCCAACTCCAGTAAATTGTGGGGTGAGATCATTCAAGACATAATTGTCGTGATATGTGTCAACATCTCCATTTGGAGTTCCACCCTTCATAAAAGATCTTCCACTAAAGGTTGATCTTGTGGTAATACCAACCCAATATTTGTCATCGGGTTCATTTGTTGAAGTTCCGATTGGATCTTTACCATAAGGAGGAGATACAAAGTTGACAGTATTGCCAACGATATTGTAATTGCCAACAACCTTTTCAATAACAGCATTTGTCGTATGAGTTGTAATGGTAGTTCCCATCCAACCCCTTCTTACTCCAACCTTTTTAGTTACCTCATTAACAGTGTCAATAAACATAATCTCATCATCAATCTGCACCAAATCACCAGACTTGTAATCATCAATGGCACTAAAGTTGATGATATCATCAAACGTACTTACAGCTGCAGAGGTTGTAGTTGTAGGAGTAGTTTTTACGGTAGGTGATTGAATGATGTTATCAATCGCTACAACAACTCTCTGATTTTGTTTTGTAGATACCAGTCTATGTGATACACCAATACCAGTCGATGAGAACTCAAGTGGTCTTGATGGAATCGCAAGTGCATCAGATGCTGCTGCAGCAACCTTAACAGTCTTATTATCAATTTTAATGATATAAAGATTATCTGGGAGAATATCGGTTGTACCAACTCCAGGGATATTTGTGGTAACAATTCCAATCGGTCTAAATGCACCAAAGGTAGGCAGTGAGTAAGTAACTTCCTCACCAGTTACAAAGAAGTGCTCTGTCAAAGTGATTGAATTTGCAGTTACGTTGACAACTCCATTATCAATTGGTGCTCCTGCTCTTGGATCAGTAGTTGGAGCAAAATATCTGTGGAAGATATTTTCAGTCTTATGCTTCAACTCAAATGCACGAGTAATATCAAGTTCTGTTCCAACATAATCACCAAATCCACTATTGATTGATCCATTGCTAAATCCAATACCAGTGTCATCATTGAAGTTATCAACTAAACGCATTGAGTGCTGATAAACTTTTACATCTACATCAATATTTGCATTTGGTGTGTAGAGGATCTTGACTGTTGTATCAGTACAAGCAATACCAACTGTTCCAAGACCAGAGTTGGTCATTACATTGCCAAACTCAGATACAAACTGATCCAGATCATCTTGAACTGCCATCAACTCAAAGATCTCTTGCTCATCATTAGTGGAGTCAGTTACGCCGACAAGCAGATAACCACCATTAAAGATATCCGATGACCATCCAGCAATTCTAGTAGCAGATGGAGTAGCAGATGCTGAGATGTTGGTTCTGAGTGTCTCAACAGTGTTGGTATTGAATGTCATTGACCCAATACCAGTTGCCTCAGTGATTCCAAGTCCAACAGTCAGTGCGTTTACAGTTCCTGCAATGCCTGCGTGTGGATAGAAATTGAGGATCATTCTCTCACTATTGAATCTAATATTCTTAAATCCATAAGTATCAAAATCATTACCACTATTTGCATTCTGTTGGAATCTAAACAGTGTTGATGAGGTCTTTGCTGCGTCTGGAATGAGTTTTGTGTGAGTGGACAAACTATCCGCACCATTGTAAGGAACAATGATTCCAGAGTTTATATAATTCAATCCACCATCAATACTGTATCTCAAACTAATACCGTCTGATACTTCAGGTGCCTCACCACCATTGCCATCATTACCAACAATGGCAAAGACATTGACATCATCAAATACTCTTGCGTCTACAGGTCCAATAGTCAGTTGTCTTTGTCCATCTCCAGTAAAGCGAGTATGGTCTCCAATGTTAAATCCACCAAAAGGACCAGATCCGCTACCACCAGTTGTGGTAATAATGCCTGAGAAGTTGGCATACGTTGATGTATTAATAGTTACCGCAACCTTGTTTGGTATAGTTGCATCATAAGTTCCAAGTCCCACAGTAGATGTGGCAATCAGATTGAGATCAGTCAGGTTGCCATACTCCGAGATTGCAACATCTCTTGCTTTGTCTCTCAGGAGAGTGATTTCATCATATTGGTGGAAGTTATCTGTAGATGATGCTGATACGAGGATCTTTGCACCACTGTACGTCTTAGCAATGCTTACAACAGGGAATGTTGCAAATCCTGCTATGATGGGAGTCTGTGATGTATAAACATCAGCAACAGATCCTACCATCGTGCTGCCAATACCTGCTACAACATCATTATTGTTGTATGATGCCAAACTAATATCGTAGTTATTAATTTTGGTTTTGATTGGGAAGAATCTAAGGTTACCCTCTCTATTGTCAATGGAGAAGTCAAACGATCCTAGATCAGACACAGATTCAACTCGACCATACTGATTCAAGAATCCTTGAATATCATTTTGAAGAACAGTGACCATCATCAACTGTCTTTCATTTGTAAAACGCCTATCTTTAACGTATGTAATATATTTTTTGGATCTATCATCGAGAACATAAGTATCAACTGTAGAGAACTCATCTACTCTCTGATAACTGTTAAACTGATCACTAATGTCATCTATGCTGAGAACTCTGTTGCCAATAGATTCAAAATAGTTTTGAATCAGTTGACTATTAAAGATGATCTCATCAGATGAAATAACTCCATTGATAGACAAATCATTCTCTGATGCAAGATCCCAATCATACAGGCAATAAGTATCAACTCTACTGATGACATCAACAACAGATGAGACATCTCCGTTATCTTGATCAGTTCTAATACCCGTATTAGCAAGATCTCTACTGACCATTAGCAAGTTGCTAAATTTTTTCCAACCTGCGGGGTGATTGAGACTTTGTACTGGTTCGTCCCAATTCTCAAGAGATACCTGGGACTTCAACTCATAAGAGAAGTACTGGTAGTAATCACTATCTTCAACTCTTGAGAGATCGTTATTTAAAAAACCAGTAAATCTCTTCCAACCCTGATTAACTTTAGATGATGATCCAAGATTATAAGAACTCTCAAACGCAATATTATTAACAATGATTGCATGGGTTCCAGATGTTTGTCCCTCAATGTCTTCTCCACTAACAAATGGTCCAGTTGGATTAATAATGTTTAAATGACCTGCAATGGGGTCCCATCTATCTACAACACCCGTAGTACCATTATCACCTATAATTGTTTCTCCATCAAGGAAATCATTTTGTTCCAATATAACAGAGAAGGATGGCATATTCTTTCTAGGAATCACCCTTGCCGATGAGTTAGTTGGGTCAAACGCACCAACAACATCTCCACTCTTCAGGTAGTCACCAAGATTATACTTAACTTCAGCATTTACGCCGCCATACTGGGGTTCGATATCGGTGACTGTAAAGAATGCATAGGTATAATCTTTAGAGTCAAATCCTTTTACATTTGTTCCAAGTACCGCAGCACCTTCAACAAAAATCTCATCTCCAACATTAAATGGGAATCCACCAACAGTTGCAAAAGAACCAACCAATACAGCAGTTACTTCACTGTTTAGTGTATTGTACGTGATAGTATTGATACCAACACCATTCGAGTTATTAGTAGGAATGATAATTGGGTCTACATTGTAAAGGTCTCTTGTATTCTCATCAATACTAACCTCAGTGTCTCCTAACTCATAAACGAGAATAACTTCATCAATTTTTTCATTAGTGATACCATCAAGTATAACCAAATCAGCAGGATTGGTGTATCCTTCACCTGCACTTGAGATTCCAATTTTTTTGAATGAGAAGTATCTCGAGATATCAAGAATATTTGAGATTCTTACGGTAGGTCTGACACTATTGTCGGATGGATAATCGAATCCAATATCCTGGATATCTGCAGTTTTAATTCTACCAATGCTGGTACTAATGCCATTAAGGATTGCCTCGGTTCCTGCAGCAGATACAATAGTGCTGATCTCTGGTAGAGACATATAACCACTACCAGAGTTAACTCTGATAGATGAGATTCCACCAATCGCTGTGATAGATCCAGTATCATAAGATATGATAGATATCTCTGGATCGTGGACTGCAAACTTTGGTCTATTATCAATAGTATATGTAAATGATGTTGCAGCAATAGATGTTACAACGTGCTCTCCACCATAAAGTGCTGATTGTCTAATTAAAGAATTTGGATTGACAATCTTATCATCATCTTGAATGATAGTATTCTTAGTTGGACCACTACTGCCAGGAACTGGAGTTAGTGCATAGAAGAGCACCTGGGGAGATGATGATGTAGTTTCAAGTTCCAGTTTGGCATTTGTATCAATGCCAACTACACCAGTCTTCTTTATGTCAAATATTCCAAGTTCTCCTGATGTCAGGTATGGATTTGTAAATGTATGATCAGTATAGACCTCAAAATTAAATGACGACTCGGATGAACCAGATGGAGAGGTATATGAAAGAGATGAGTCAGATAAGTCAAAGATAACTTTCTGATTAGCATAGTAATTGATCTCTGGATTCACTGGTGCAATTGAACCACTGAATGTTGTACTAAAGTTAATAAAGATTGGCAAAGATGATGTTGCATCAAGATGAGTATTAGACAATCTAATGTTATTATTGTCAAATACAACAACATAGTAAATTTGGTCATTTGCAAGTTGACCAGTAGTTCCAATAAAGATAACTTTTTCGCCATTTTGGAACTCATGTCTATCAAGTCTGATAGTATCTCTGGCAACAACTACATCATTATTAGTAAACTCTACAGGGTTAATAAGAGTTCTACGATTAAAATCATTATATACAACCTTGAATGTTTGAGCAATACCAACGTTAATATCAATGTTAACAATATCTCTTAGAGATAATCCGTGTGTAGATGCTGTGGATACAGTAACATTATTCTTCTCAATTTGACCAATAATAACATCAGACCTGACTGTTTTAAAACTGTGATATACATCAGTTCCAAGACCAACAAATTGCAGGATACCTTTATCCAGATTTAAATCTGATGCTGTTTGAGCAAAGGAGATTATATTATTATCAATTCTTTTTACAAAGAGTTCTTGGTCTTGGGTCAGTGCTGTATTTACTGCAGTATCTCTCTTTACAGTCAGAGATGTTCCACCGTTTGAGTTATAAACTACTCTGTCACCAGTTGTCAATCCATGATCCGCAATAAAGATACTTCTTGTTGGAATCTCTTGAGTTACAACACTATTCAGGAATCCAGTAACACCTCCACCAACAAGAGTAGTAGTATCAAAGTCAACAGTGATAGATGTAGAACCTACTGAGAGGACTTTTGCGTTATTAACCGCAAATCCAGATGTTGTTGGATTTGTAATTGAAACATAACCACCACCAATAAAGTTGGATATATCTTGAGGTCTTTGGAAGAGTAAAATTGTATTACTTCCGGTCTCAAAACTAACAGGTGACTGATGATTGACCTGACCCAGGAATAGTGTTGATGTAATACCTACGCCCCAAGTAGCACCAAGACCAACTGTTGTCTCTGGTTCAAAATAAAGTTCTCTATCAAGACGTGATGAATCTGACTTTTTAAAGTTTGTAGAGACTTGAACTCTTCTTGATTCTTGTGCAATTGGTGAGGTAACACTGTGTGGGAAACCAGCAGTTGAGTTCTGTGCTCTTAATACACGAATACTAGATTTATTACGGTCAACGTTGAGAACTTTTACTTGCTCATCATCAACGGTCAGAATATCATTTTCCAGAATCAATGGATGCTGAGGAATACTTGCAAGTGAGAAATGTGTAACAAAACCCGTGATACTCACAGTAGAGATGCCAGCAGTCAGTGATAATGAGGCATCAGGCAGTCTAATTTGAGTATTTTCTATTAAATCAGTTCTAAATGTTGATAGTCCAGTGACAGAAACAATATCAAGATTTTTTAAACCGTGTGGTTCTGGTGCAACACCGATAAATCTTCCAGTGTTGTCTAGGGATACAAACTCAATACTTTCAACATATGTTGTTGAGTTGGCAATACTTGTAACAGTTTTGCCAGTCAGTCTCGAGACTTTACCAAAAGCACCTCTACCAGTGCTGCCAGAGAAGTTAATGCTGTCACCTACCTTAAATCCTTTTCCATCATTGTAGATGTCAATGTTATCCAAACCACCAGGTTGAGAGTATTTTACAACTGATGTTTGCTTTCTAACTTTATTTGGATTAAACAAATATTGATATGCAGCAAAATCTGACTCAAGTTTATATGGGTCAGTGTTTCTAAACCAACCACTTGAGTTAATATCAATATTGCTTTGATTTGATGTGCTGTGGAAGTTAAAGAGGATTGGTGATGATTTAAACGATTGTCCCACAACATATGGGAACACTGGAGTCTTAAAGTTTTTAAATGGACCACTCAGAGCAAAATCATCAGAGATTGTCATAAAGTAAGCATACGTTCCATTTGGAAACTCTGGAGTTATACCAAATCTACCATTGTGCTCATCAAGGTCACCAGAGTTATCAAAAGTAAAGTCCTCAATAAACAATCCAAATGGGAACTCAGATAATGGCGGTCTTCCAGTTTTTAAATCTTTTGTATAACCAGAAAGCATTCTCCTAACAACACCACCAGATGGAGTATCAAAACCATATGGACCATATATTGGATTTCCATCATATGCCCAACCAATAATTGGAGAGTGACTTGTACTATCAACTTCTTTACCTGAAGCATTAAATACAATATCTGGTAAGAATGTTTCGATACCATTTACAAACTTAGTACCATAAACCTGCTTTCTCAGTTCTCTTGGGGCATATAAGTGTGTATACTCCAATGAACCAGATGTTTGATTATACAAGACACCATCATCTGCAGATATTTTATTTCTTTCAATCAGTTTCTGGACTTCATTTAAAGTCCAAGTCTTAATATTTGCATCAAACTTTGCACCAAGTCCAGCAGCAACAACTCTTACAGTCGTATTTGATTGATTATATCCACGCCCAGGACTAATAACAATAATTTCAGTCAATACTCCATTCTTAACAATTGGAGTAAAGATTGCACCAAGACCTTCACCTGCAATTACAAGGTCTGGTGGAGCATTGTATCCAGAACCAGTATTCTTAATTACTACGTCTTGAATACCACCAGTTTTCTGGTCAATGATTGGGATAACCTCTGCAGATTTACCACTATTCAATGTAAACAGTGGTTGTCTGTTATAATTGATAATCGAATTGGAACCATATCCACTGCCATTATCAGAAAGACCAACCGTCTTAATATTTCCCCTAAAGATTGGTTGTACTGTTGCATTAAAGTCCGAACCAAGGAATATCAATTCACTTAATACAAAGAATGAGAGATATACAACATCTCCAGCAATAGTTGGTTCATTAAGTTCAATAAAGGATTGATTTGTTGCGTCATAATCCTCTACGGGCAACTTAGTACCATTCAAGTAAACATCAATCAGACTGTACTCAGTTTGATGTGGGAACGTAAACTTGGTTTGACCCTGCTGAGCAGTAATTGTGGTCTCCTTTCTAATAACATCAGGATATCCAATCAGTTCAACAGAATCTCCAGCAGCTGCTCCTGAATCTAAGATAACAGTTGTTCCTGTATCGGACTCATAATCTCTTTGTGGCAGTTTTACGCCATTGACTACAACATCCAGGTTTTCTGGCGAATAAATGAATGGATAGTTGGTTTGTCCAGCACCCGCTGTAACCTCCGTGTACTGCGTTCTAACAGAGGAGGCATAACTTACCATCTCTACTATCTCTGTGCCGTTTGCGGGCGATTGTAGGACTATCTGAGTGCTTGATGTAGCATCATAGTCAACATCATTCAACCTGATGCCATCCATAAAGACATCAAGTAGTTGTGGTCTATTTGGTCTTGCTGGATATGAGAAAGCAAAGTCAGTTTGTCCTACAGTTGCAATTTCAGTAACAATCCCTGAACGGATGGTTCTGGAGTCAACAATAATACTCTTGGTTGTGGTAACAGTTGTAAGTCCAACAATACCCTCAACTTTAACCTCAATGGGTTCGTAGTTAAACTCGTGAGTTCCACTACCCACAGACCTTAAATCAATAAACTCTCCTGCGTTGTAATATTGTGCTCTGGTAGTTGATCCAATGCCAACTTCAGACAGATAGAATTGATTATCGTCATAAGAAGTGACATAGTAAGACTGAGCAGTAGAGAGACCTAAAATCTCATTTCCAGTCGTCTCATAAGTGACAATATCTCCACTCTTATATCCGTGGTCTCTGATATTGACTAAGTTGTTAGCAGTGTTAATCCCAGTTGTAGCAACCTTTCTCAACTTATTTTCATAGTTCTCGCCACTGTCAATAACTCTAATAGAACCGACTTTCTTTCTAAAGTCAACAGTTCTGAGAGTATGACCACCAACACCATATGATGTCAGGTCAACTACATTTTTGCCGGTTACAGCATCAGTCTGAGTTTTATAAAGTTTGACTCTAAATGCGTCAACAACACCAATAAAATACTCAGAGTTGCTCTCAAGACCACCAATTGGTGTCAGACCGTTTGTTTCGTAAAATACATGCTCACCATCTCTAAATTTGTGTAGTTCACCAATTGCAATAGTGTTGAGAGGTAAGTCAACTTGGTTTGCAGATGCAATTGAGTTAAATGTAACATCGTAAATAAACTCTGCAAGAGTTGCCTCTGTCTTTGCGCCAGTTCCATTACCTCCAGTAATTGTAACTGTAGGAAATTCCAAGTAATCGGAACCTGGGTCAATAACTTCAATTCTTACAAGTCCACCTTTGACAGACACACTACCAGTTGCTGCACTTCCAACACTATCAGAAATATTCAGTAAAGGTGGGTTGATGATATCATATCCATCTCCTTCAGCAATAACTTCAACAGTATTAATGCTACCAAAGGAAACATTATCTTCACCTTTATAACTTCCAACCTCAACACCATTAACCAACATACCTACTGGTGTTGATTTGATGTCAACAATCGTTCCATCATTAACTGGATCAGAGATTTTTCTCAATAAACCCTGTGGTTGTAAGGATTTTCCCTTATATCCAAATTTAACCAGTCTTGCATTTGCTGAGGAACCTTTTATCTCAATAAAGTTATTTGTTGAGATATTTGGTCTACTTACAGCAAGTTTGATGGTTGTATTATCAACTACTTTGACAAAATATACTCCAGCAGCGCGAGAGAATCCATCGCCAATCAGATTTACAGCATCTCCAGTCATAAATGGATGAGAACCAATGTTTAAGTTCTCTCCACTAAACGTACCAGAGAAACTAACGCTATAATTTTCAGGAGCAAGAGATTGATTGGGATAACATGGAATTGAGTTTGACGCAACATATACATCATCATTATTCAGATATGTATTCTGAACATTTGTGATGAAATTTGAGATATATGGATAATTTGTTGAATCACCCTTAGACAGACTTCTTGTTACAGTGTAAAACTTGGAAGGATCCAGTGTTGAACCAGAAACCACAAAAGTGTTTGAAGTCTTTATTTGGTCAACAGTAAAAGTTGTGCTAGTTGAAGTATTGTCGGTAAGAGTTACAGTATCTCCAAGCAAGATTCCATTATCATCAAAAGTTTTTACATCATAAGTCAATGCTGCTGATTGCGCGGTGATACTTTCAATAGTAAATGTTGTTTTGTGGTTATATTGCCAAACTGTTGACTTTTTACTCTTATCAAAATCACCTAAAGTCTTGATTTGGATCTTATCACCCTTATTGGTATAGTAAACATCCTCTGGGATTACCAGTTCCTCCAGAACGGCACCTATACGGACCTGTACGGGGTCTGCCTGGGCAGAAGAGGTATATCCATAAGCAACGAAGTTTTGACGTAACTCCTGGTCATCAGACATTGCCTGAGTTATACCAGATACATCGAAGAATTGGTTAGTTGACTTAGAAAGGTACTCTAAAACCTGGGATGTTCCATTATGTAAAATTGCAACAATCTCACCAGTCGCAGCAAATCCAACGGTTGAATCAACATCAAGAACAGTTGCTCCAATAGAGACAGAATTAAGCAATTCGGTCTTAGGGTTAACAACAAATGTACCCCTGATTGAACCACCCTCTACATCAATATCTTTATTGTAATCTGAGTCTAAACTAATCGTGTAATATGTCTTTTCTCCACGTTCAATCTTCTCAACTTTACTGATTGAACCACTTGCTCTCTTATTATATTGATCAGCATCCTGAAAAAGAGTCTTATTAAACAAGAGTTCGGGGTTACCATCAACTGCTTCAACAACTAAGTTGTTTACAAGTTGATAACGAGCATCTGATGGAATAAACAGGTAATCGCTAGGTCGAATTAACTCAACATCCTTGCCATAGAGAGCACGAAATAAAATATCATAGGATTGCTCTGTACCTTTAGAGACATAAAAACTATCTGCCTCTTTAAGGAAGAGACTCTGGTCTAATCCTTCATATAATTTTCTATCCTCAAACCCCGGAAGTATCTGTCTCTTGAGTTTTTTCAAAAACTCTTGTAAAAACAGAATACTCAGGTTATTAATTGTTGAACCACTTGAATGTTCTGCAGTATCTGTGGCAGAAAATATAAGTTCGTCTGATTTATTAGGTGCTCTGTAAGAAGTGATACCACTAAATCCTCTTACACAACCAGTAAAGGAGTTTGTAGTGATACCAGTATATGTAATGATCTCAGAGTCAATCTGTATGATACCGTATTGACTCGGGAACCCCTCTGTAGAGTCAGTCTTAAGCGTCGTATCGAAAAACGAAATAGAACTGCCTAGAGACGCTTGTGTAACTAAGTTTGTAAGGTTGTCAACCTTAACATATTGATCAATGTTATTAATAATGTTTGCCGGAAGACTTTGAGAGTCTTGCGACTTGTAATATTCCTCTAAAAACTCTGCGGCAAGAGGATATGATGCTCTTACAAAAGATGGCAGCTGGCTCTCGACAACCGTGCTGATTTTAACCCCTTTATTGACCATGATTTACTTCTAGTTTCTGATAAGGCTGCCAGTTTTCCCACAACTTGCTGTTTTAACAAAGTTCGATCCAGAGATATCTGCACCGGAAGCAATGTTATCAGCTAACATATTAATTGTGCTATTATTAATATCTAGTTGCAGATATAACTCCTTTTTTCCGATGACATCATTGGAAGAAGGTTTTGCAGAGACCTCGATAATTGGTCCCTCCGCATTAGATTTAACTGCTGATTGAATCTTGATTGGAGCAAGCAAAACTTCGCCCTTAACATAATCAACAGTTCCGATATTTTTGAGTAGAATAACTGCATCAGTATCTGTATCAACCTTAAACAAGAAGATTGATCCAGTCTTAAGATCTTGATTTGGAGTGTCGGAGAAATATACAGTATCAGCAATACCAGTGACATTAAATCCTGAAGTTTTTATATTGTGTCCATTTGGATTTACACAGAATGAGTTTCCAAAGCAAATCTCGTATTCAGCAAAGACTCTTAGTTGTGGAACCAAGTCTCTTCTGATATTGATGTTTGTAATGTTTGAAGTAATGGAGTTATCAGACTCGTCAATTATTCTTGTAAACCTACTATACCTAAATTTGGAACCGTATTTGTTGAGTTCTGTAGAATTTGCATAATCTTCGACATTTTTAGCAACTGCTGCTTTTACATATGCCGCATTTGGCGCGAGAGATGGGTTAAAGTAAGCGGTTGTATCAAATTCAACGTAAATAAACTTGGTATCAAGGATAATTGGAGTAATTCCAGAAATTTGATACTGCTTAAGTTGCTCAATAAGGTTATCTTTGACAGAGTTTGACAAATATTGACCGTTGATTGGTTTAATTGAGATGAAAACTCGTCCAAATTGAGGTGGATTTAACACTTCACCACCAAAAGCAGAAATTGACTCAACCTCTCCGTAGATTTGAGGGATGATTGCCTCATAATCCATTGCTGTAACTACTCTATCAGCAGCAGCATAACTCTTTGGAGCAAATTTTCGGATAGAATCGACTGATTCAATTTCCTGACCACCTGATGATGATGAGTTTGTAGTCAATGCAGAGATGTCAGAGGTTACAACCGTCGCATTATTATCCAAAATGCGTCCAGCATAACTGAAATTGGAGATATCGTTACCATCTACACCGTTTGAGACGGTGTAATTTACTTCGATGTAGTTATTGTTGTCTAATTTTCTGCCAAAAACACCATCTCCAAAGAAAAGTTCGTATCTTTGGTTTGAAATCTCTTGCAAAAAGTATACATTTGACGTTGAAGTGACCTGAAAGAGGTCATTTTTCAAATTGTACTTGACAAATGAGTTACTTTGTTGTGTTGGATAGACTCTTACGTCAAGATTTGACGTGTCAACGTCTGGATTTCCAAGTTCAAACCGTTGATTTGGAATATTAATGTCAACTGTAAAATTTTCGGTGATATAATTGCCTTCAAAAATCGTGATATTGTCAAAAGATGCGATTCCATTTACAACTGGGACGGTAATGTCCGCTGGAATCGTGAATACAAACGACTCATTTCCAAATTTTTGCCCTGAAGTTGCAACAATTCCTGCTTTGAGTGTCAAAGTCAGAGGATTTGATGATAATGTAGAGGTATCAACAAAGAAAGATACGTTTGCTTTTGCAGATCTTCGTGATCTTGGCAGATATCCAATGTTTCTTGCAAGAGAAACTACGTTTTCTCTCAACGTAGCACTATCAATAAACACCTCATTACTGAGCATGTTTGCATTAAACGACGTAATGTACGTGTTATAGGCAAGCGTGTCAATAATGACCGAGAGATTTGATCCCTCAAAGTCATAATCAGTAAAATTTGAATTAGATTTGATATAATCCTTGATGGATTGTTTTATTTGATCAAAATCTAAATTAGCGAACTTAACTAGAGGCATTTATATCTACCTTATTTTAGTGAGTGGAAATGATAGAGATTGTGCTGCAGCATTAATGCCAACAATTTCGTAACTGACTGTCATGACAAAGGCATTATCATCGGGTCTCGGATCAACCTTGACTTCAATGAGTCTCACTCTTGGTTCATATGTATTAATTATATTCTCAGCCGATGCTTGAAGCTGAGTTGCAGAAATAAAATCAATGTTATCAAAAAGTGATTCAAAAATACCAGATCCAAGATTGGGATTAAAGAATCTTTCTCCTGGAGATGTTAAAATCAGATTTTTAATCGACTGAGCAATGGCATTCTCATTCTTCAATGGAATGAGGTCATTTGTCAGGGGATTCTCTTGAAAGGACATACTGATGTCCTTAAATCCTCTAGATGTGCGTTGTGTGACCTCGACAGGCATGAGTATGAGATTGAGACTCCTTCTGCCTTATTTATTATAGTAAATATAAGTTTTTTATTCGTTCAACATTTCTACACCATCTTCATCAATATTGTCACCAACAACCTCTCTGAGTTCCTTTTCCTTTTGGATTGTCTTACTTGACCAATAATCATTAATTAGTCGCGACTTCTTCCACGCCTTATACATATCTGAATTTTGGTTAGTTGTCATCTGTTGGGTCCTCGGGTTGTTCGGTGTCGGAGTCATTACTCCGTTCTTTTGCTGTTTTCTGGAAGTACTCGTCTATATTAATTTATATAAAAAAAGACCCTCCCGAAGGAGAGTCATATATATCAACGACCTTGACCACGATAACGCTTTTGTTTTGCGTTACAACTTGATGCTGCGTACTTTGTATGCTTACCAGTACCCTGACGAGTCTTCTTTGGTGTAGACTCGATCATCAAGTTGCCCAAGAGGGACTTTTTCATTTTTGCCATAATCTGTTTCTCCTATTAAATCAAATAACGCGAGTCTTTTCGTGACCAACACGGATACGTGGATCACACCAGGTCTCAATACCAAGTTCCTTAGCATCGAGACAGAAGGACACGTCCTCTCCACACATATCTTGTACAGCACCAGATTCAAACTGCTGCATCTTAGGAGCAAACCAAGGATACTCCATACGCTCAAAGACGCCGTTCTTAATCATCACCCAACCAAAACCAGTGTAGTCAACAGTAAAGGGTTTCTTACGCTTGCTGATGGACTCTCCAGTCTCGTGATTCATTACACCACCGTTCTTACGGAATTCATCTTCCTCCAACCAGTGAGCAACGGATGTAGTACGACCATCTTCAGTCATATACCAACCTGCTGCAATCTCTTTCTCATCACCCTCTGCAGGAATAGCAACGTCTGCTAGTTGCCAGAACTTTTCAGTACTGAATACGATGTCACTATCAATCCAAAGTTGATAGTCATATTCTAGTTTGCCATCCCAAGGTTTTTGATTGGGACCACGGAGAACGTTTGCACCCAAAACCTTACAACGGGCAAAGTTAACCATCGATGAGTAGTCCTGACTGATTTGAATACTCATTCCATTCTGAACCAGGTCAAACGATAGTTGGACAAAGCTCTTAAGAAATGTATATGAGCATCCACGACCAGGAAGACAGAAGACAATCTTTTTGCCCCTCCAACGCTCTTTAATTTTGTCGTAGTCCCACTCAGGTCCTTTATTACCTGCTGTAGGGTTATTTGCTTTGACTACAAATCCTTTTGACATTAGTTGTTTTCCTTGTGTTCAGTTCAATTTTAGATGAGTAAAAATAAAATGTCAAGTCAGTTATCTTTAACTTTCTCGATTTTAAAATCTTCGACTTTATAGTCTGTATGTATACCAGTCAGAGCGATTAACCCACTAATGGACAATATATGACGCTCTGCTTCCTCCCGTGTCGGGATATTGTCACAGAAGATCACGCCCGTCGTAGTTGCTTTGACTCGATATGACATAAAAAAATGTATCTGGTCCTTCACCTACCCTTATTTAGGCTAGAAGTTTGAGGATGAGAAGCGCTTTTTTTTTTTTTTTTAGATTACTGCAATTAAAACCTGGCGGTATATCTCGTACACTGTCAGAGAACCTCTCATACGAGATACCCTCTGAGTGCTAACGTATTATATGCCAGATCAAGAGGTTTTGCAACCCTGTGGGGATGTTAAAAATTTTCCGAGATTTTTTTTTACCTCTTTGATTTAAGTAGTGCCTTCCAGATCTGAGGACTTGATACCTGAGTATACCAGGGGTTTTTGAGTCATCCAAAATTCTGGGGGATTTTTTTTTCTTAAGACATTTCTCTCTCTCGATTTGTCACCTCTGTAGACTAGGGGGACCCTTCTTTTTTATAACCGCATCGCCGCGCGGCAACGAACCGCCAGAACCGCAATAACTGCTGATTCACGTTATATAAGGGCAAAAGTGTCACGCACGATAACACTTACCGTGCGCCACTAATTAACACTTAATCAACCAACTTTGCCCCCTGCATTGTGTCCATTGCCTCCCCTAAGTTTCACCCCTGCTGCTCTGACCCCTGTGGTTCTGTGCCCACTTGTGAACACTAAGTCTGCCTTTCTTGCCTTCCTTGTTTTTAACTTAGTGATTTTAGGTTCTACACCAGAGGCACGAAGTTCGTCAATGATGTTGTTCAGGTTTTGAAAAGTGTTGGTCATTAGTAAAGCGTTCCAGGTCTCATAATTTGCTCAACCGTTGTAAGTTTGATCAGTCATGTGTGAGTTGAGCAAGTTGCTTAAGGGTGTGTAAAATCTTAGTGGTTTCTATCATAAGATCCTCATCCATACGGGGATCAAAATCATAAGTGCAATCCCAATCTATAGTGCCGTCAGTATTAACAGGAGCACCATAAGGAGTGTCGTTAATAGAATCCATTATATAAGCATTTCCGCCGACAACTATGTAAGTTTGATCAGGCGTAGAAACGGTCAAAATGGTCTCGTCTTGTGTACCCCTGTATTATACCCACAAAAAAAGCACCCCGTAGGGTGCTTGTGCCAGTTCACAGTTCGGCAAGCATCTCATCCATTTCATCGGTGTTGATCTTGTCGCTCAACCAGGCAACGCCGTCACCTGTGTTGTACTCGCCGAACTCATCGATGAAACGCATTGCCCATTTGCGGTAACCAAGATTTTGGTTTTCTTTGGCGTGGCGGTAGATGGTCTCGTCGTTGTCGATCCATAGTGAAGCGTTCCAAGTCTCATAATTTGCCCAACCGTTGTCAGTCGTGTTGGTCATGGCGGAAGCGGTCAAAGTGGTCTCGTCTTGTGTACCCCTGTATTATACCCACAAAAAAAGCACCCCGTAGGGTGCTTGTGTCACTTTATCAACTGATCAATCACCGGGACAGGCAGAGAAGTCAATCTCATCGCCCAGTCTCCAGTTAACCGTATCACGGACCCCAATATCGAAAATCAGGGTCAAGTGGCGGTGGATCCTGTCGCGTGGTGCGTCCTCAAGCAAACGGATATAAATCCAGTGAGTCGAGTTTAGCAGATGCTCAGAAAACCAATCCATTAAGGTGTCGCCCTCGGTACTCACTGATTATACACACAAAAAACCCCCCTCGAGGGAGTGAGGGGGACAGTTCCGGAACTGTCATAAAAAACTTGCAGCAGTTCGCTTATGGTGAGAACTGTGGCATTATAATTATGCTCCCTGCCGCGATGTGTGACAGTTTACCAATTGGCACACAGCGCTCATTTGTGTTTGATATCCTCCGACATAATTGAATTGGGTGAGAAACATTTCATCAAATAGTTCACATCCTGAATCCTTATATTCTTGGAGAATAAAGGAATAGATTTCATCAGTTAGGTCTTGCATTTTGTGTTGT